TAAGGCTTTGGCACGTTTATCACCAATCTTTTCTATACCCTTGATGTTGTCAGCAGTATCACCCTTGAGACATTGCTCAAAGAATAATCTTATACCACCAATCGCATCTTGAGTAAAGAACTTATCAGGCTTAGTCCAACCCTTACCCTTAATCTCCCATGAAAAGTGTTGACCTGGTACCATCAGTAAGTCTTTATCTAATGATACAATTATAGTATCATCAGTCTGATTAATACCTAGAGCATCATCAGCTTCTAATGTATCAGGTGCTAACTCAGCATTCTGTTTGTCTAGAGCATATTCTCGTAGAGCCTCCAGATGTACTGGTTTAGGTGCAGTCCTATTAGCTTTGTACTCAGGATAGATAGCCTTACGGAAGTTAGACTTACCTGATAAGAATGCACGATAGCTATCTGCATTAGTCTTAGTAAGCAACTCATCAAGCAATGACTCTGCTCGATGGATTGCTATGTTAAGACTATCATTCTCTGCAGATGCTGCACATCTAAACACTACTAAATCATGGTCAATTAATGCTTGCATTTAGAATGGTATGTCAGATTCTAGTTCAGCAATACTAGCAGGTTCTACTGCTACATCCTGTCCGAGGACAAAGCCCTCATATAGTTTAGCTAAACTAATCACATCATTAGCTGTAGCTTTACTACCTTCAATTGCTAGTGTACTAACAGCATTACTTAACGACGATTGACGGACTATCATTACTTGCCTTGCTGCTCTCTCATCCTTTGTCTCGTAGTTACTACCTGAGACTCTAGTTGGTGCAGAGCTTGCGGCTTGAGTAGAACCCTGTGCTGCATTACCATCACGTTTGTCTGTAACGTCTGCTGCATCATTGCCTACTGCTGTCCATTGCCAATATCCATTTGCATCTTTCTCTGTAGATACGTGAACCGTGTCACCTTTCTGCCAGGTCTGTGCTGCCTTGAATACTGCAGGGTTAGCAAAAGACATTAGCTTTTTATTTTGTGCCTGACCAGCATCATTCTTGTACATGATTTCTATTGACTGGTATTGTCTACCATTCTTTGCTGAATGTGTGTTCAAGCTTGATACATCTACGACATTTACTTGCATATATAATCTCCTTAAGATTAAGTTACGTCCTCTAGGTTACCCCAATTGGTACCTAGTTGTATATCAACCCTCATAGGAAGGTTGAATTCTTTACCAAATAACTTAGCATAGTTACTTGGGATATCTTCAAAGCACTGTTTAACTGTGTCTACTATACTATTAGTATAACATACCTTTTCATCAAAGTCAAGCATGATTGAATCATGCACAGTGTTTATTATTTTAATACCTTGTACATCTTTAAGTCTGTTACGTAAGGATACTCTAGCTATAGCCATTAAGTCAGCACCCAATCCTTGCACTGGGTAGTTAAGGATGCGGGTGCGTGGATACTTAACCTTACCCATACTGTTTACTTCAGTTGGATATAAGTAAGTCCTACCTGTTGGCATAGTAAGCTTAAGGTCTCGCTTGGCATCATTGAATATCTTATCATGCCATGTCTTAAGTCCTGTATACTTACGATAGAATTCATCTATCACATTTTGCCAGTAGTCCTCACTACCTATGTCCTTGAAGTTATTGTCCATAGCATAACTATAAGCACTACCACCATAGATTAATCTAAAGACAAACGTCTTAGCTATTAACCTAGATGGTAACCCAAACCTTGTTTGGTTGTCAGTATGTTGGTCTATCTCATTGTTTATCTCTTGCATAGCTACCTTATCTTGCGATAAGTATGTAGCACATACCCATTCTAAAGCTTTAGCATCAGCATTAAGTATCATGTTAAACTCCTGTTGCCTCTACTAACCTGTGATTGTATTGTACTATGATAGCTTTACGTAGTTCTTTACGAGCATCATCTGTTAGTAAAGATAGTACTGCGTTAGGTCCAAGAGATACTACCATCTCACTAAACTCTAGTGCTGTGTGATGATGATGTGACTCTTCCATTACTTGCTGCTCATTCATATCATGTTGTTGTGTATCTACACTCATATTGTTTCTCCGTATCTAGTTGTAAAGAGAGACTTAATCTCTCCATCAAAGTTCTGAAGGTTAGGCTTACTACTACTTAGCCTACCTGTTTTTGCTACACATTGATTAAGCTGACCATGTATAATACCTTTAGTCCAGTTCATCTCATCAATTAGTTTAACTAACCCGTGATAGTATGTAGTCTTTCTTTTCTCTAGTGTTGCACGAGTTAGTAATGTCTCTAGTATTTCTTTAGCTTCTTTGTTACCCTTGAGCTTACGTAACGTATCCTCATTGGTACTAAAGAATCCTTCCTTCTTAAGTTCAGTACCTTCAATAGGTGTTACTCGTCTTGGGAATTCTTTGAGCCTTTCCTCCCACTTATACTTAACTTCGCCTGCATGTACGCCAGTCTTGTAATGTCCAATGGGGCGTTGAAAACGCTCTTTAACGTACCCACCGTAAAGAAAAGCAGAAAGGTGCTCCCCAGAATTGGGATTAAAACTATCGTAAGCATGATAGTCATAAAGTTTTTTGTTAAGCTTACTGATTTGTTCATCTAATTCATCTCCTAATATTTGTGACTTGTCGTACTCATACTTAAGACCATTGAATTCTATCTCTTGTAGACCAAGTAAGTCTTGATTATGTAGAGAGATTAGCCGCCTCAGTTGGGGCTGGTCGGCTAACTCTTTCATCTGCATAGACATAACCTGTTCAGTTAACTCTATGTCTTTCTCTAGGTACTCAGACAGTATGTCCTTTGGCACCTTGTCTGTATCAATACCATTCTTCCAGTAGTTCTCTTTGACTTCATCAAGCTTACTACCTAGTTCATAGTACTCAGCTACACCATCCAATGATGGGTATGCATTAGTCTGATTACGTAGTATGAACTCTGTCAGTTGACAATCCCATATACGTTTGTTAGCAAACTTAATACCATACCTGGCTAACCAATGTAAGTCAAACTTAATGTTGAACCCTACAAGCACATCGCACTTATCCACGGCTAATTGGATTTGTTTTAGTGATTCCTTGTAGGGGTCTACGGAGTATTCTATATCATATATAACTTTCTCGTTAGCTGATAGTAAGCCTACCATACACAGCTTATTAGTTCTATCAAAGGGATTACCTTTGTTACTAATGGTTGTCTCTACATCTAATACTAAGTAACTCATATCTCCATATACCTCGCTATCTCTGGTTTAATTAACACCTGTGTATTACCATGCCTAAGGTCAGGCAATGTATCCTCATCACCTAACAATTTATTCTTACTAATGTTTAGGAACCTTTGGTTACTAGTGTTGTCTTGTTCTTTACCAATGCCTAGTATCCAGTCAGCCTCACCTTGCTTGGCTGTCTTACTACTATCAACATCATCCATCGTTAACCATATCTTACCCTCACCAGTACCACCAGCTTGTGATACTGCTATCACTGGTGCGTATGTCTTAGCTACCTCTCTAGCCCATTGGTATAGAGCTTTAAGTTGTAAGTCATGACGTTCATTCTTAAATCCTTTGACCTTATCTATCTGGTCAAAGATAATCAATGAAGGATTAGTTGATTGTATTACTTGTTCAATACGCTTGATGCTACTTGAATCTTCGTAATCATATATCTTAATCCTATCACCTACCTTCTGTCTGTATTCATCAGCATTGATTTCTTTCTCATCAAATAACTCTTTGTTTGTTACACCGAACAGAGCTTGGAAACATCTGACTGCTACCTTCTTACCCTGCTCTTCGTTGTTAAACCAGAGTATATCACCATCTGTTTGTGATACCATATGGGTCATCTCTGATGCTAAGAAGGTAGTCTTACCTGTCTCTGGTCTAGCAAAGATGAAACCGAAGTCACCCTTACGTAGAGAACCTAGTGATTTGTTTAGCCAATCTAATCTCCATCGTAGACCTGGTGTCTGTATCTGTGACTCATACAAATCAATGAGGTCCATGTTAACAGAGTCAATAGCTTCCTTAACTTCTTCTGAACTATTTAACTCTTCTACTTTCTTAGTCAGTTCATCTATACTAGCTGAACCATCTTCTACATCCAATGCTATCTTAGCTAACTCACCAGCTATACATCTTTTCTTATGGTCATTGAGGTACTTGATTGCATTGTCTGTACTACAATCTAAACCATACACCCTGGTCAGTGTGTCTGTTAACTCTTCTCGTTCACTATTCTCTAGCATGTAGCTACTGTTATACACTAGCTCAAAGTCTAGCTGACTCACGTTGCTGTCTTGACTAGACTCATAGTGCTGATGCAGTACTACAAATAACTTATATATATTAGTGAAGTTATCTTTAATATATTGTAAGTTAATATACTTGTAGTACTTATCATATAGACTTCTATCCTGTAAGAATAGATTAAGTATTACTTCTTCAATCATTTACTATCTCCGTTATCGTTTGTTTATCATACTCTTTAGGGTCAAGGTCAGAGATGATAGCTCTGCTTGTTACACCTAAAGAACGTAGCCTATTTCTAATACGTACTGCGTTACTAGCCTTGTCTCTGTCTAGCCAGACATAGATATTCTTATACTGTTTAACTAGTTGTGATTCGGCATGCTTGCTCAGAGAGCTGCCAAGCAATGGCGAAGCACTATACTTCTTTGTTCTTGCTATCTTAATAGCAGATAAAACATCCTCTACTAATATTATTATATCACCTTCACCATAAATAGTCAAGGGTTTGATGCCATTACTTCTATACTTTGAGTTACCAAAGCCGAAGTTCCTGCCTTGCCAGTAGTTAGAGTTCTGTAACAACACTAAGATATTCATATCAGGTTCCCATTGTATATTATATTTATCTATCTCATCCTGTCGGATGTCATACTTTAATAACCATTGCATTCCTTTCTGTGGTATATGTTTAGTTGTATTAATTACTGTGTTCAGTCCGTCTTCTTTAGTTGAGCGAGTACCATAGACCCGCTCTCTTAAAGTTTGTGTATCATTCTTTCTTTCTAGTTTACTACATCCAAAGCACCAGTATCCATTAGCATACTCAGCTCTGTTATCTCTTGAACCACAGTGAGGACATGGTCCAAGCTTAATGAAGTTACTCATCTATACTCCTCTCAATTACGCACTCAAGGCAACGATGCTTGCACCATCCTTTGCCCCCGTGCTTATCGTTCGTCGTAGTCAAAGCTATCATCATCTACATGACGTAGGTCATGACGTTCATCAACATCAGTCACATCTTGTTGGATAGTACTATAACATTTGTTACACATGTCAATGTATTCACCTGACTCATGATGCTTACGAGTTGATTCAAAGTCTGATAGGTTCTTATCACAAGCTATGCAGCGCATTAGAAACACACCACCTTACCATCAGGGTACGACCAACAAGTTTGTGTACCACCAGGTGAGTATACTGTGTCTACTTTAATCTCTGCATTTACTTTATCAAGAAAAGCTATTGATGCTAGTATAGCTAATATAAAAAGAAAGATATGAACAGCAGTAAATGTTCCTTCTATTAATTCTTTTATTAATTTTTTCATTTGCAATCTCCTCTACAACATACATGTTCATCTTGTTCTTCTTCTTCTTCTAGTTTCTTTCTATCATTTACTGCATCATAGTCTGGTTCATAGTCATCACACTCTACTCCTTCATCACCATCCCATTCGTTAGTACCTTTATCTAGTGGCATTTAATTACCCTCCATGTCAGTTATAAATTCATCTACTACTACCTCTACATCCTTCGGGACATCTGTTACTTTTACTTTATCACCCGACTCATTCTCTACTACTATATACCATGTTAACATATCTTACTCCTATATAAATATTATACCATACTTTTAATTAAAAGTCAAACGTCTTGTTGTAACTATATGAATCAGCATCTTCCCACTTGGATGTTACACTAAGTGGTATGTCTTTGTATACAATTGGATTCTGATAGTCACTGCTGAATAGTGTACATGTTTTCTTATCACTGTCAACACCAGCTACCTCTAACCAATCACCTTTCTTAATGACAACTGTGTTATCACCCTTACCATATACATAGTCTTCACTAGCTACAATCCATTCATCTTTTTGAAGGGAGCTAGAGGGCTTGGCTGCTTTAGGCAGCGAAGTACGATGCGTACCTGAATGCTTAGTCCAATCATAACCTGTCATATACTTAACAGGTTCTGGTTTCTTCCAGCTACTGTTACTATACCATACACCATCATGCCATGAACCTTTCTGTTCATTCATGATACGATAGTTACCATGTCTATCAAGGAACACTAGCTTACTATAACCTATGACATTCTCAATTAGTTCAACCATTGGGTCATCAAACAATCCCATGTTGCCATGCTTAGCTACTATCTTTTTAAGGATACTGTTGTTGAATTGGATTGTATCTGATTCTTTATTGTCACCGTAACCATTGATGATACCATTATGAATAAAGCCAAGACCACTATTAACAAGGAACGGGTGGCAATTAGTCTTATCAACTGGACCG